GATTTGAATACCTTGTCCAGCCCAAGATTGTAAGGATTAAACTTCTTATTCTCTGGGCAAGCATTTACCCATAACCAAATATACTTCGGCTTTACTGTTTGTGACCGAAGGGCCTGAATTTGTTCTTTTAAGTATTCAGGTCTTTTGTAGCAATTTAAAATTACTGTAATGCCGTCTTCCATGTTTCTATAATCTCATCTTCTTCCATGATCTGTGGCAGAAACTGTGCTCCACCATAAGGTATTCCAGCTAACTTGCACTCAGCCTCAACTAAGCCGTATGTTTCTGACTGTGAGGAATGATACACGGCATCTACCTCATTGTACATCTTCTCTCTATCATCCTCATGCTGACGAAGCTCAACTACGCCCTCAACCACAAGTGGCANTATAAACTTCACAAAATAGTTAGGATCGTTTAGTTTTCCGAAGAGTAGGATTCTTTCGTATCCTGCCTCCCGTGCCAAGGCAATCGCCTGTACTGGATTCTTGTTCGAGTCTATGCTCCCAATAACCGCAGCCTTCTTATTCTTGGGTGCAGACCACTTAACCTTTTGGACGTAAGGTGGGATTACTACCTGAGGCCCCTCAACGGCATGTAATAGCCTCTGCCGCTCACTGACGAAATGTACGACATCTACCTTGGATAAGTCCATGTCGTATACATTGGACAAAGAGGGTGATTCATGGCAACTATAAATAAGACGCTTTTTAGGTACGCTGGCTAAGGCCTGAAGAGAAATAAAATGAGCTATAACTCTGTCGGTAGGCATAATCTTTACCTGCTCTAGCCCGTCAGACTTACACTTATCCCTGTGCCATTCGTGAGGTCCATAAAAAGTGCAGTCATAACCATGCTCGTTTAGCTTGTTAGTGAGCCAAATATGATGACAGGTGCTTCCTCCTGGGTTTGACCAACCACTAATTATCTTTACTTTCACGATTCATTACCTCCTCATAAAGGGATATACGATCTTTAACCATCTTGTTCATATTAAAGTTCTCTTCCGTAAGCTGGTGAAGATTCTCTCCCATTCTCTTGACTAGATCCGGCTTCTTGACACAAAGAGTTAGAATCCTAACCCACTCCGAAATGCCCTTCTTAGGATCAATAAGGAATCCCGTCTCCCCGTCTTTGATCCACTCATCATAGCAACCTACGTTACTAGCTACCAGAGGTATCTTATATCTACCACACTCAGCCACCTTAATTTCAGACTTACTGTCGTTGAAGTCGTTCATCTCTAGCGGAGCTAAGGCTACGTCCATGTTAGAATAGAATTGACCGTAGCGATCAGGTTGTAAAGCATGATGAATATTCCAGTTCTTACCTCCCTTGAAACCTCTCAGAATAATAGACTGGTACTTTTTCCAAACGTCTGTTTGCCAATCGGTGTTTCCGGGGGGCGGGTGCCCATAAAAATCCCACTGGCAATTCTCGCGCCCAACTCTCTGGTTTACTAAGTGAGGAACTCCAGAGAAGTATCTTAGATCCTGCTCATGGTGGATACCTCCAACCCAGCCGAAACGAACGTAATTCTTCTTCTTCTTTACCTTGGTCTTAGGCATGTTCCAACAAGGCAAGTTGTAGTCAATGGTGTTCTTTACAACAGCTAAAGCGCCCCCACCCATATGAGGTACAACTCTCTGGGCGAACTTATTCTGAGTAACTGTGACTAGATCGGCGTTATTGTAAATGAAAGAAGCAATCTCTTCTAAACCCTTCTCTTTATAAATATCATAAAGCCTGTGACCCTCGTAAATGTTGGTCAAAAGGTCGTCAGTGTCGTAATGAACAAAGCAACCAAACTCTTTAGCCTTCCCAACAATCCGGGCTGTGTAGGGTCCGCCAAAGTTAGAGAGGTTTTGAGTGAACACAATGTCAGCCCACTTCATAGTCTCAAACTGCCAGTTCTCCTGCCACTTACCCGTCTTTTCGTCTATGCCCAGTGGATTCTTGTCCCACTTGATCTCTACCTTATCCCCGTAAAGCTCTTCAAGCTTTTTCATAGGACAAATAATTCTATAATAGGAGCACCCACCTTCATTAGCAGGAACACAAAGGATTTTTAATTTCTTTTCTTCAGTCATAATAAAAAAGGAGAGCACCGACGCGGTGCTCTCCTTATTATAGTCAAATCCTAAATGGAAATCGAAGGATTAGACCAGTTCTTCCTCTTCTAGAACAGCAAGCTCACTAGCCTCTGAAGTGTGTGCAACCCCGATAGCGGCAGCTAACCCGTGAATGGTTCCAGCAATATCGACGTTACTGTCAGTAGGAACCATAGCTTTAATTGCCTTAGCATAATTCTTACGCTTCCTACGACTAATTAGAGTCAGTACACCTTCCCAAGCAGCTAAACCTGGAATGAAAGTAGCACCAATACCAAACAGTGCGTCTAGAATACCTGGAACGTCTCCCTCACCAGGAGAGAAAGGGACGTAGGCACCCTCCTCAATCAGGTCGTCGCGATCCGCCAGAACAAGCTGGGTGCCCTCAGGAAGCTCGCCCACAACACTTGCGGGTAGAGTCTCAAGCGGGACAGGCTCCATCTCAGCGCCCTCTACGAGTTGTGATGGAGTTGTTACAACAGTGTCTTCTCCGAAGAGGTCACTGAGCATTTTACAAGAGCTAAAGCCTGTCAAGATAACTAGGCTCGCTACAAAAGTTAGAATAAGGTTTTTCATAATCAGCTTTGAAGTTTAGAGAGATAATCCCCGTCCGAAACATCTTCATCGGGACCGTTGGGGTTACTAAGTTCGGGAAGCCCCGTAAGAGCCGCCACCACTTTCTTATACTCCTCGTAGTCCTCTAGCTTAACGAGGGAGTGGATGTCATGAAGGCTTTCCATAGCAGAGGCAACCTCAGCTTTAGAGCCAGCAGGAGAAGACTTCGGGCGGGGAGCCGACTGATCGTACTTGGGCCACTGTCCCTCCATCTCCTTGATGATCTTGAAGTCGTGCCCGTTGTCGAGGTCAGTGATGTCACCGAAGTCCTCATCAAGCATGGCTGCAATAATCTTCTTGAACAGGATGACACCAACAGAGAGGATCTTAATATCCCCAGAGTTGCGGTCAAGAATGTTCATATAGTAACGAGCGCGAGGCTTGATCAGCCGCGCAAGATCCTCGTCTTCCTTCTTACCCGTCTTCCACAAACCGTAGTACAGGTCGCAGAGAGGGCAAGCCTCGCCATGCACCTTACGGCAGTGATGATTCTTAGTGTTCCCATCAGGGCCAGTCACGCGGTGAATCTTAGTCTCCGCATAGAACTCATGGTTCTCATCCTTGCCAGGAAGGATACGAACAGCATTGCTGCCCTCAGGGATTTGGTAGAACTTGTTAAGGAAGTCCGAGTTGTTGGAGGTAGTGCCTCCACTGTTAAGTTGTTCGTGTTTACGCCGTAGTGCTTCTAGGTCAATAGCCATTGTAGTTTCCTCAGTTATAAAGTTTAGTTTCTGCGCGTCGGTTGCTTGACATTTGTACAATCATGTCTTTCTTGTGCTCAAGAGCCCGACACAAACCCTTGAGAACCTCGTACCTGAACGAAGCTTCGTTCAGATCCTTGCTCGCTGTGATATAAGCTTCATCGCTCATGACCAGATCATCCAGGTCTTTTGCTGTAAGCTTAACGGAAGATGCGTTCTTGTGCCCTGCCCGCAGCTTGGCGGTTAAGGCATTCACATCAGTCTGCAAATCATTATGTTCATGCTTTGCTGACGCCATCAGTCCATGATAGTAAGAGTACATGGAAGGTTGGTGTGCCATCTCTCTTTCCATTTCATTTTGATTGATTTCAGAAATGGCTTCGGAGATTTGCTTGTAGTTGTCCCAACTAAAATTAGAAAGGAGTTCTGATAGATCGTTCATAGTTAGTATCTGGTTGGAGTATTTACTTCAGCACTATTAGAGTCTATCGAGGTAGAAGTCTCAACACTAATCGGATTGTTTTCTCTCAAAAAATCGTCAGAGGTCAATGGTGTAACTATATTAGAATCGCGAGCTTTAGGAAACTTTCTAGCGTAATCCTTTGCGGTTACTAGAGTTAGGTTTCCATCAAGGTCTGCCGCTATATAATCGCCAGGAATACCCTTAAAGGAAGTCTTGCGGGGGTTGTTTTGGTTGGAGAGACAAAGCCCAAAAGGCTCATTAATTAAATAGAATTTTTGGGTTTTGGTTTGACGAACGAAGTCGTTTGGGGGGATTGTAGCAAATACATACTGCCCAAAGCGGATAAGAGAGATACGTCTCGGTTTTACTGGGCCTTTTTGAAATACATCATACACTTTTAGTCTGCTCATTTATAATCTCAAATAGTTTCTGGTTAAGGTTTATTAGCATAAGCCAACCTCTAGAAATTAAGGTAGTCATCTCCTCATTAGTATGAGTTGGGACAATACCTGTTTCCTCATGGCCCCCCAAACCACAAAGCTCAAGGACAATGTGGGTAAGCTCATGAACCAGAGTTTCCCTGGCTGTCTCATGATCCATATCCTTCTCCAAAGAAATAATTCCTTTATCGAAGTCTGCGGAACCAAAACACTTCTCATTAGCTTCCTTTAATCCTCTCTTGATATTTAGTGTATACGAGCGATATCCAACCAAAACTTCTGTTATAGACTCTTCAGCTAACCTCTCTACAATATGATGTTCTTTATCATTCGGCATCAAAACCCCCTTCAATCTCAGTCATTCTAAGTGTACCATAATCAACACCCATATGCACGCAAAACCTCGGCCTACCGTTCCGAGACTTCATTACATAGGCACGCATGACTCCATTATCGAATTCCTCCTCCGACTGGTTCAAGGACATAGCGAAGTCGCATGTACGGATCTTGCCGTAGCTGTCTCCTAGCTCTGCGTCAGTGATTACTGTAACCATACGTCCTTGCCTGTTGGTTTGCGTGGCAGTCCACACAAGAATATTAAACTCCATAGCCACGCCGCGAATCTCTTCTGCAATGCGCTGCTGCGCCTGATACTCTTTCTCAATATCCCTCACAGGGCGCAGGAGTTCCAAGTAATCAATAATTACAAGATCAGGAGAAAACTCATTGTAGTTCTGTAGCTGAACCAGAAGGTTGCGAACTGTGTTAGAGGAAGCTTGTCCTGTAGGGAACTCCTTAATCATTAGGTCGCTCCCTGGGAACCGCTCCTTAAACATCTCCAACCTCTCCTTGACAGTAAGCTGCGAAGAAGGATCTTTAAGTTTAAACTGAGGAACTAAGGTAGCTACAGAGTCGAAACGCTGTGCGATCTTATCTTCGCTCATCTCTAGGGAGACGTACAGAACCTTCTGGCCCTCCATCATCGCCTGAACACCCTGGTTAACTAAGTACAGAGACTTGCCGACTCCAGGAGGAGCCACAACCATCGC